CTGCCTGGATGGGCATGTCGGCCTGGGTGAGGGGCAGGGTCCAGGTCCGCCAGGTTTCCTGGGCGAGGTTGCTGATGCGGGTCTCGTTGGCCTGGGCGACGTTGACGTACATGTCGTCGACGCCCAGGCCGGGTGCGGCCTGCCACAGCAGCACGTTGCCGGAGTCCAGGAGCAGGTGGAGGGCGGCGCGTTCGTCGTCGGAGCGGGTGACCACGTTCAGGTCGCCTTCGAGGCCCTGCCGTTTCCCGGAGAGGACCACTTTGTTGCGGCGCCCGCGGACCACGAATGTCGACTGGTCGACAGGCCGCTGCCAGTCCGGCGCCCTGGCCACCATCACCCGAATGTTGCGCTGCGGGTTCGACGGGTCCTTCAGCCAGGCCAGGTTGATGTCGTCGAGGGTGACGGTCACCTGGCTGCTGGTGCGGGTGCTGCCGGTGAGGGAGCCGGGCGGGTACTGGGTGATCACGTAGTAGACCGGCGTATTCAGCGGCGCCTCGTGATCCTCGATGATCATCAGGTCTGAGGTGATGACCTGGTGGTCGATGAGGCCGTCCTCGCCGCGCACCAGCGTGCGGGAGCCGTCCTGCTGCACCCGCCACACCGACAGTTCGTCGTCGAGGACCAGTTCCCGCAGGGTGAGGCGGATGTAGCCGCCGTCGTCGACGGCTTCGACCGTGGTCTGCGGCAGCACCTGCCACAGCACGATCTGGTCGACGTGCAGGACGCTCGCCGTGGCCGACGCCGTCACCACCAGCTCGACCGCCGCCTGGGTGGCGTTCGCCGGGGCGACCGCATCCGACGACAGCACATACCAGGCCGTGCCTGGCAGTGACCAGGCATTGCCCGTGGACGTGCCCAGATCAGTGCTGGCGGCGTCGTACCAGTGCACCCGCACCAGCCCGCTCGACCAGGAGCCGGCCGCCGGATGGGCGAGAACCTGGGCCCGCCAGTTCACCCCGCCGACAACCGGGAACTTCGCCGAGCGGAGGGTGGATGCGGTCGCCGTCGCGGAGGTGATGGCCAGGGCGTAGGAGCCGTCGAAGTAGCTGGCGCCCCACGGGGTGGTGCGGGCCAGCGTCGCCACCCCGGACGGCACCGTCCACCCGGCGACGCCCTGCTCGAACGACGAGTCCGCATACGGCAGCACCGAACCGGCCTGCAACTGCGGGGCCACCGTCACCACGACGGTTTCCAGGCGCAGCACCTGCCCGGCCGACGCCGAATCCAGCCCGGCCGCCACACTGCACGTCGCCGCGTTCGCCGGGGCGACCATGGAGGCCCGCTGCCGGTACATGCCGGTTGTCGCCGGAGGCGCCAGCGTGGAGCGCTGCGCCCCCACCTGGTTGCCGTTGATGTCGAAGAACCGCAGCTCGATCCACGCCTGCGAGGTGAGGACCGGCGGCTGCAGGTAGGCGTAGGCCAGGTATTCGGTGCCGGGCGTCACCGTCGGCCGGTCCACGGCCAGCACCGAGGCGTTGCCCGCGGCGACCGCCGTCATTGCCAGAACCTGGCCGCCGCCCAGATAGTTGTCGACGGCCCACGAGATGACCGGCACCTGCCGGGACACGGTGGCGTTGACGACCGCCGCCCACGATGTGGCGTCAACCTCCGAGCTTTCCGTGTTGAACGGCAGGAGATTCCCGAGTGTCGCTTTCGGCAGGCCGAGGTAGACGTTCTCCCAGAAGTGGGTGATGTTTGCGCCGGTCTCCGTCGACGACAGCAGTACCTGGGCCTGTGCAGCCCCGGCCGGGGCTGCACCCGCGACGCTGACGCGATGCCAGCCAGTCGAGGAGGCCATCGTCGTCAGCGACCAGGTGACGGCCAGCTCGGTGCCCGCAGCGTTCAGCCAGCGAATCCCGATCCGCTCCGGGACCTGCCCGGCCGTGTCGGAGAACGCGTAGTAGACGACGCCTGCTGTGATCGGGTAGGAGGAGACGGTGCGGGCCTGCGTCTCGCCCGCTGCCACGCTCTTGACGGCGAGGCACCCGTCTCCGTTCCGCCCTCCGGTCCCTTTGCTGATCGTGCAGTTGAGCTTGGTGGTCCACCCCGACGTGTTCGGGTCGACCGACTCGGTCGTGGCGGAGAGGAGGTTCCCGGGAATCGACAAGGGGATCCTCCTCTCAGCCCGCGTTCAGTACGGAGATCAGATGCTGCTGGCCCTCGTGCATGACCTGCTGGGCCTCGCCGCGGACCTTGCCCAGGAACTCGCCCGAATCCAGGTAGAGGTCGCCGGTAAAGGCGGCCGTTCCGGATGCCCCGTCGCTGCCGCGGACCGAGCTTCCGGTGATGGCGTTCCACTGGGCCTTCGTAAGGACCGGCTCGGGGCGTCCGGTGCCGTTGAAGGCGAGGTTCATGCCGGGCTGCAGGAATCCGCCGCTGTCGTACTTGCCAGGCTGGAAGCCGTACCAGCTGGTGAAGAGCGGGTCGTTGTAGCCGCGGGCCGTGTGCCCGTAGTGGACACCGATACCGCCGCTGGACTCGACGTTCACTCCGGCAAGGGTTCCCGCAGTGTGACCGACACCCTTGTTCGTGATGCCGATCTTGAATGGGCTGTTGCCGTGGTAGACCCACCCGGGCGGGGCGGTCTTGCCCTGGAACGCTCCCGTCGCCCACCGACGGTGAGGTTTCTGGCCTCGGATGACGGACTCGATCGCCGACATGAAACCCGAACAGTCCCACGACGGGTTTCCGTTGCCCGCCCACTGGTACGGCAGTCCGGACTGGGACTTCGCCCACTTCAACGCCGCCTGGATGCGGGGTCCGCCGAGACCGCCGGCACCCTTCTTGTCGGCGCCCTTGGAGAAGCCGAACAGGGCATCCACGATCCGGTTGGGGATGTGGCGGATCAGCCGACCGAAGCCCGTGTCCATGCCGGGGAACCTCGCCAGCAGCGGGTTCACCACGTTTTTCACGCCCGCCCGCGCCGACGCCTCCAGGGTGTCCTTCAGCCAGGACGCGCCCTTCTTGACGGTGTTCCAGATCGCCGAACCGGCGCCGGCGACCTTGTTGATGCCCTTACCGATCCAGCCGAAGATGCCGCCGTCCGCGAAGGACTGGACGACGCCGCCGCCCGCGTACTTGAGAGAAGTGTCGGTGTGGGTGCGCGGGTTGCCGCCGAAGACCGGCGCCAGAGCGGCCTTCACCGCCTGGGAGCCGCCGGATGCAGCGAGCTTGTTCATGGTGCCCACGAACCCGGAACCGACCGCGCGGGTGAACTCGGGCCTCATGATGGCCTCACCGCCACTGAGTTCGAGCGCCCCGCCCGTCGGGGAGACGAAACGGTGGACGTCGCGGCCCGGCGTGTAACCAGGCATGATGCCGCCGGAGGCGAACTTGAACTTCGGCAACTGCGGCGCCCCGAAGGCGCTCGCGACCTTGTTCCAGACACCGCGGACGCCGTTGTTGTAGACGACGTCGACCACGTACTGGACGGGCTTGCGGGCGAGTTGGGAGACCTTCGCCCACTGTTCGCCGATGTAGTCCTTGGCGGTCTTGAACGCGTTTCCGACCGCCCTCACGCCGGCCTTCAGCAGGTCGAACGCGGGCCTGACGCCCTTGTTCCACACCCATGTCGCACGGTCGGCGATCCACCCGAACGCCGGTTTGATCGCGTTCGTGTACAGCCACTTCGCGACGTTGCCGATCGCGTGGAAGGCCGGCTCCAGGGCGTTCTTCCACAGCCACATGCCGATCTTCGCCGCGAAGCGGAACTGTGCGACGACCAGATCGAAATACGGCTTGATCATGTTGGCGTACAGCCACTTCGCCTTGCCGCCGATCCACCCGAACACGGGGCCGAGGACGTTCCTCCATAGCCACATGCCGACCGCGGCGAGCGCCTTGAACGCGATCACCGCGGGCAGGATCAGGATCACTACGATGGCCGTGGCCAGGATCCGCGCCGCCAGCGAGATCGCGTTCCAGGCGGGCCGGATGGCGTTCGTCCACAGCCACATCGCCCACCGGCCGACCGTCTGCACAGCCAGCACCAGGGCGTTGAACACGGGCTTGAGGATCGAGTTCCAGGCGAACAGGGCAGCCGTCTGGATCGCCGCCCACACCGTCTGCACCAGGCTGCGGAACCAGCCGAAGCGGTTGTAGGCGTAGATGACCAGCGCGACCAGGGCGAGGATCGCCAGTCCGATCAGGACCAGCGGGTTGGCCGCCATGACGAAGTTGAACGCCATCTGCGCCAGCGTCCACAGCTTCGTCGCCAGGATGATCCCGTAGATCAGCTGGATGAACCAGGGCGCCTGCGCGGCGATGATGCCGATCGCCTGCGCCAAACCGCCGAGCAGCGGGAGCAGAATGTCGGCGATCGGTGACATCGCTTTGCTGACGTTGAGGAAGGCGGTGAAGATCTGGCCCAGGACGCGGGCGAGGACCGGGCCGTGCTCGGAGGCGTAGGCCAGGAAGGCCTCGAACTCCGGCGAACCCTTCAGGCTGGCGCCCCAGTTCGCGAACCGGCCCGTGATGCGCTGCATCGTGGACGAGATGCCGTTCATGTGCGGCAGGAAGCCGTCGACAATCCCGGCCATGCCCTTGATGACGTTCCCGAACGCCACCCCCAGCCCGATGATCGCCGGGCGGACATTCGACTGCAGGTCCTGCTTGAAGCCCTGCCAGAACGGCGACTTGACCTGCGCCGCAAACCGGTCCTGCAAGTTCTTGATCGCGGAGGCGGCGGCGAGCACGAACGGCGTCAACGTCGGCAGCGTGTCCCGGATCGCCAGCAGCGCCCGCGTGAAAATGGGCATCACCGCAGGCTGCAGCGACCGCGACCACGCCGAAAACGCCGTCCGCAACCCCACAAACGCGTTCAGCGTGTCCCGCGCACTCGGCGTGAGCTTCGCCAGCGCCGCCTGGTACTTGTCCTGCGCGATGGCAGCCTGATTGACGCCCCCGGCCGCCGACTGCGACGCGGAGGCAATCTGCCGCTGGGCCGAAGCGATCGAATCGGCGGCGTTCTGCTGAGCGGTCGCCACGTTGCGTTCCGCGTCAGCAACCTTCTGCTGCGCGTCCGCGATCGACCGGGCATTCTGGACCGCCACCTGCGCCTGATTGGCCTGCGCGTCCTTCAGCGCCTTCGTCTGCGCCGCCACATTCTGCTGGGCCTGCGCCACCTTGTCCTGGGCGCTCTGGTAGGTCTGGGAACCCTGGACGCCCGCCTTGTTCGCCGCAGCCGTATCGGCGGCCTGCCGCTTCTGGGCGAGCTGCTGCTCCTTCAGATGCTGGACAGCCTCGTCGTACTGCAACTGGGCCTGCTGACGCTGCAGTGCGGTCGCCTTCGAACCCGCCGCATTGACGCTGTTGAGGTTCTGCTGGGCCTCCTCAACCTGCAACTGTGCATCCCGCACCGACAATTGCGAGTCGACGAGCTGGTTGTTCATGTCCTCCAGCTGGCGGGTTGCCTCCTTGCGGGCGGCCACCAGATCCAGCTGCGCCTGCTTGGCCTCCTTCTGCGCCTGAGCCAGGGACGTCTCGGCCTGCTCCACCTGCTGCTCGGCCTGCTTCGTGCGCTGCGCCGCCTGCGCGATCGCGTCCGCGACGCCCTGCTTGGCCTGCTTCACCTGCTGCTGAGCCTGCGCGATCTGCCGCGCCCCGTTACGCTCGGCGGTCGCCAACGCCTGCTGTGCGCCGGCCATCTGTAGCGCCTTCGACGCGCCCTGCGAGGACGCCTGAGAGCCCCGGTAGGTGGCGGTCGTCGCCGCTTCCTGGGCGGCCTTCTGCGCCTGCAGAACGGTGCCGATCTGCTTGAACGCCGGAATCGCCACCAAGGCGACCGAACCGACCCCGGCCGCGGCAGCCGCACCCGCAGCAGCAACAGCCCCCAGACCTGCAGCAATCACCGGCAGGACCGGGATGAGCGCCGGCCCGAGCGCGATCGCCGCGAACACCAGGCCGTTGATGCTGGCCGTCGCCGAGCTGGCGTCGATGTCGACGTTCTTGCCGTCGACCGCATCCACTTCGGCCCGCAGCGCCGCCAACTGGGCCAGCGCCGCCGCCGTGTCGGCGCGGACCTGGACGTTCGGATGCTCGGCACCCAGACGCCGCAGCCGCGCCTCGACATCGGTGATCTCCGCCAGGGCGGTCGCCGCATCCACCTCGATGCCGATGCGCTTGCCCGACAAGGTCTCCAGCCGGGCCCGCAGACGGGCCATGTCCGCGTCGAACCCGGTCGTCGACAGCGACACGTCCGCCCGCGGCAGCGACCGGAACGCCGCCTCCAGACGAGCCTTCAACGAACGCGAGAACGCGCCCGCTGTCTCATCGCCCTGACGTGCCGCCGCGGGGCGCGCCGCGCGGCCACCATCATTGATGCCAGTCCGGACCGCCGACGCGATCTGGGCGGCCATCTGCCGGCCAATGATCCGGCCGACCTCGTCGCCGATCTGCGTGGCCGGCGGCACCAGAGCCGCACGCAGCCGGTTGTCGATGCCCTGCGCGTTCGGAACGACATCGACCTCGACGGAACCGACAGAGATGGCCACCGGGAGCCTCCTCCCGGCGCCCTATGCGGCGCGGTCTCGTGTCAGGTTGAACAGGAAGTCGGCGCCCGCCGCGGAAAGAACGGGCTTCGGCCGCAGAGGCTTGGCGCCAGGGCGGGGCGTGGGTTTCGGCGCTTCGGGCCGCTGCGTCTTCTTCTCCGTATTGGCGCAGATCAGCACGTACTCGACGCGGCGGATCGCATCCAGGGAGGCGGCCAGAAGCTGCTCGGTCTGGGACCAGCGCCCCTTCTCGGGCTCACCCTTGTCGGCCTGCTCGGCGAGCTCCTCGTCCGACATGGCGTTGCGCAGCGCCGTCCACGTCGCCGACTCCGGCGGCAGATGCTGGATCAGCACCCGCAGCCGCCGCCACGACATGGCGCCGCGGTGCAGGTCGGCCTCTACCGCCTCCGCGTGCGCCTCGACGACGGCGCGGGTCCACTGGAGTTTCCCACTCCCTCACCGGCCCTCCGCGACGCCTCCTGGGTGAAGGTCAGCCACTCCTCCATCGTCGGATCGAGCTCCAGATACAGCTCATAGTCGTCCGGGTGGAAGACCTTCTGCGCAAAGTCGTCGATCAGACCCTGCTGCAGCAGCCGCTGCCACGACGTCCGCCAGGCAGTCGGGGGCACGATCTGCACTTCCTCACCGCACAGTTCGGCGGTGATGTAGTGCCCCTCGGCCTCGATCTCCTGGGCCTCCGCCGGCGAGATCTCCTCTTCGGCGGCCGGCTGGCGGGTGGTCGCGGGCCGGGATGCGGCACGGGCCGCCGTGCGCGGCTTCCTGCTGGTGGTGGTTCGCTCGTTAGCCACGGCGCGGGCTCCTCACTCTCACGGCGCGGGCAGGGTTAGAGGTGGACGGGCCGGGCCCGCGCCAACGTGGCGGCCCGTCCACCCGTCTCACGAGCCCGTGTACGCGGGCGTGACCGGCAACTTGTCCGTGTGGTAGACGGTGTTGCCGGCGTCGTCGGGGTAGGCGGTGACGGTGATCTCGTAGCCGGACATCTCGTCCTGCTTGAAGGTGACGTCGGAGCGGTCGGAGACCTCGCCCTGCGGGACGTAGAAGCCGCGGGAGGTGTCGCCGTCGACGACGATGAACCACCAGGCCCGCCGGTCCGGTGTCGGCGACGCGGTCTCCGCAAACGAGGTCAGGCCGCTGGTGCTGTCCGGGGCAAGGTCGCCGACCGGGATGCGGTACATCACCGACTGGACGGCGACACGCGCCGTCTCCCACATGGTGATCTTGAATGTGCGGATGCTCTTGGTGATCGTGGTGCGGATCGGGCTGGTCAGCCCCCAGGGGGTAAATTCCTGGCTGTCCTCGTCGAAACCGTAGACGAGGCCGTCGTCCGAGATGCAGCCCAGCGGCTGCCAGGGCGCCTCCGGCTGCGCCAGCGGCGACGTCGGCGACGACGTACCCACGTCGGCCACCCAGCCGCCACCGGTCGTACCGATGACCGTCAGATCCGACGCACGAGTGATGTTGACCATGAAGGGTCTCCTGGGCATGAGAAAACCCCGCACAGGCGGGGTTGAGGGAAACAGGGTCCGGCGCGGGCCCGCAGGCCGGTCAGGAGACCGGGTGGCAGAAGACTTCGTAGGTGGCCCCGACGCGGCGAAGTGCCGTGTTCTCGTAGGGGCGTGAGGCGGGAAGAGCCAGGGCCCGGATGCGCCCGAATACGACGCTGTCGCCCGCCGAGCCGGGCAGTTCCGCCTCCATCCAGGCGTGCACCTGACGCGCCAGACTGATTGCTTCGGCCCGCGTTCCCGCGTACACGTCGACGTCGACGAGCATGCGGGCCAGGCGCAGCCCGTCGTCACTGCCGCCGGGAATCTGCTGGATCTGGATGGTGGGCAGCTCGCTGAGCAGGTCGTTGTCGAGCTCGTCCCGCACGACAGCATCAGGGAATCTGGCGGTGGCGCGCGTGATGAGTTCGAGTTCGATGTCGACGAGAGCCGTCACTAGTCGCGCCCGCCCATCTCGGCGGCCCGCAGCAGCACATGGTGTGCCGGTACGCGCTCGGTTCCGTACTCCACCCAGCGGGCGTAGTAGGCCGTGTTGCGGACGTAAGCGGCGGCCCGGTCCCGGCGGCGGCCACCACGTGCGGTGCTGTCCGTTTCCCACGACGCCTTGTAGTGGCCGGGGGTGGGACTGGACTCGTCGACCGGCGACAGGGCCACCGCGGCGCCCTTGATGGCCTCCGCGCGGCGCAGCATCTCCGCCTGCATGCTCGGCATGCGCAGCATCTCGCCGACACCTTTGCGGTTCATCTTGAACCGTGCTCCCATAGCCCCTCCATCAACTCGCACACCAGGGGGCGGACATGGACGTGAAAGGCGTGCTCGGCACGATCAGCTTCGACGGCGAATGGATCACCATCACCAAGACGCCCATCGGGGCGCGGCCGGCACCCGTCCGGCTGCGGGCCGCCGACATCACCGGCACCCGCTTCAAGCGGGCCAGCAGGCTCTTCCACGGCTACGTGCAGTTCCAGCTGCCCGGCACCGTCACCTCAGGCGAAAAAGGCGGGCTCATGGCCGGCGGCAGGCCCCCCTACGAGGACCCCAACAGCCTGTCCATCCCCCACAAGAGCAACGACGCCGCCGAAAAGCTCGTCGCCGCCGTCGAACAGGCCCGCGGCTAGCCCGTCACCCGGTCCGCCGCGAACTGGATCACGCCGCGGGTCCCGGTGAACGGGGAACGGCCCCAGTCGCCGGGCTCGCCGGTGATGTCGCACTTCACGCCCCGCACCATCGCCTGATCGGTGGTGCGGAGCGGAAGGCTCGACGCCGCCGCCTGGCTCACAGGGACGTACACGGTCCAGCCGACGATGACCGTGTCCCGGCCCTGTTGCTCCGGGCCGCCGACCTGCGGCGTCTCCGCCCGCGGCGTGACCACGCAGCCCTGCAGGTCGAACGACTCGTCCGGGCCCGGCAGCGGATGGCCGCGCCCGTCACGCCCCGGGGAGGCGCCGCTTCGCACGATGCGCACCGTCTCCCCGAACGGGTACGGGCCCGCCATTACAGGTAGCCCCAGCCCGGCTCGTACTCCTCCGGGAAGCCGAGAACACTCTCCACCGGCCAGGTCGGCGTCGGATCCGCCGTTGCCGGTGTGGGATCCACCGTGAACGCTCCGCCACGACCGGCCAGCGACTTCAACGCCGACTTGTCGCTCTTCGTCAGGTACAGGCCGCCCGAACCCGACGGCCGCTGCACCGACATGGGGCCGATCGTCTCGTAGGACACCTGCTGCGGATTCACGTAGGCGCGGCCCGCCACCGACAGCACCACCGCTTCCGCGCCCTCGGGCAGCGGCTTGACGACGGTCTGGCACAGCGAGATGGCCGTACTGATCAGCAGGTCTGCACGGTCACCGTCGATTTCGTCCAGCCCCAGGAAGAGACCGAGCTGCTCGACGGTCGGCGGGATGAACGCCACTGCCCGGCCTCCTATCCGGTCAGACCCTCCACGGCCTGGCACCAGGCGGCCAGATCCGCTGCGGGATTGAGCTCGGCGCTGCGCGCCTTGGCCCGCTTCGACGCCAGCCGGTACTCGGCCGCCACGGCGAGCTTCCGCAGGACCGCCTCGTAGCCAGCAACGTCCTCCCGGTCCACGAAGATCCCGGCCTCGCCGAGGCTTTCGCACAGCCCCTGGGTGGGGTGGGCGACCACGGGAATCCCAGATGCCAGCGCCTCGCAGCCGGCGCGCCCCCACGATTCGTAGGACGACGGCATCAGCAGCACCCTGGTCCGTGCGTACACCTTGGCGCGCATGTCGGCACCGTCGACGTGGCCGACGATTTCCACGTTCGGCAGATCTGGGAGGATCTGCTCCCCGTAGGCGCCCTTCACGGCGAGGAACTGCTGGTCCGGCATGCGTTCGGCGAGGGCCTTGAGGACCTTGCCGCCCTTCTCCGGATTGCAGTTGATCAGCGTGATGGCCTTGCCGGGCTTCGTCGCGTACTCCTCGGCGAACACGGGCGGACGCACGATCAGGCTGGACGCGGGGCGGACGGACTTCGGGTACTCGGCGAAGAACAACTCCGCCTCACGGGCCATCCACTGGCTGTTGTAGACCGCCAGCGACGTACCGCCCGCCGCCATGTCACGGAACGTCGGCAGGTGCGTGTTGTGACACACGACCACGAGCCGCTTGCCGTAGCCGCGGGCCAGGGACGCCGTCGACGGCACCGTCTCCAGGTGCGCGAGCAGCACATCCGCACGCCGTACCGCCGTGGGCCAGTCCAGCCGTGACTCCAGCGGCACCACTCGGATGCCGCGGTAGTCGTACTCCTTGCTGGCCTTTCCGTAACGCGACAGCCACACGGACACGTCGTGCCCGCGCTCCACCAGTGGCCGCAGCATGCTCACGACCATGTGCTCCGCTCCGGCGTTGTGCTCCGGAGGCATGGCGTGAACGCGGGCCACGATCTTCAGGGGCTTGGCTGCCCCGCCCGGCGCGGAAGCCGGGACAGCCCTCGCCATCAGGACCCCGAAGGGGTGCCGGTGAACTTCACGAACGCCTGGGCGTCGCCCTGCACGTAGCCGTAGAAGGCCTCCGCGAGGAGCAGCACCAGGTTCTCCTGGAACGCCGAGTGGACGCCGCCGTCCTCGTCGACGTAGGTGGCTTCCTTGGAGATGCGCACCGTGATGTCCATGCCGACGCCATACGCGGCCTGCGAGAAGTCACCGCCGATCGCGCGCAAGCCCGTGTCCGTCGATGCGGACTGGCGGCGCTGCTTGCCGGATACCGACCGCGAGTAGGCGAGCGGCTCGCCGATCAGCGTGCCAGCCGACGCCATGTTCGTGCCCGGCGTCTGCGTGTCGACGAGGATCGGCCGGCCCGTGGTGTCGGTGGCCAGCAGCAGCTTCGGCTTCAGTCGGTGATCGGCGATGGTTCCGGTGTAGTCCCAGTCGCCGTCGATGACCTCCTCCATGCCCGTCACCAGGTCGGCCCAGATGCCGCCGGTCGACTGGGAGGCGGTGCCGAGAGCGACCGAGTTGGTGGTCATGGCCAGGTAGTCGTCGAAGGGGCCGGTGGCGCCCTTCATCGTCTTGCCGTGGATCGCTGCGTGGTCGAAGGCCCGCGCGAACGCTGTCGGCAGGTCGTTCTGCAGCTGGGTCCACAGGCCGCCCGCGTTGGTCATGACGACCTCTTCGGCGACCGGGATGAGGACGGCGAGCTTCTTCGCCGTCATCTGCTTGACGTCGACGCCACCGGTCGACAGGGGCTTCTTGGCGGCCTGGCCGACCCAGTCCGCGGTCGGGACGTCCATCGGGATCGGGATGCTCGTCGTCGCGTCGATGCTCAGCGGGGCCCGGCGCGCAAGCGCCATCACCGCCGACGCCTCCACGGACTTCTCGAAGATCGGCCCCGTGATCTCGCGGGGCAGCAGCGACGCACTGACGTCACTGAGCTTGAGGGGGGCGGTAGCCACCATGGTTGTCTCCTTCTCGCAGCTAGTGCTTGAGCTGCGGCTTCAGCCACCCGGCGAACACGTCGGCCGGGTCCTTGGCCCGTTGGTTGTTGGCTCCGGACGCCTGAGTGCGATCCGGTGCGGGACGCCGCGGGCCCTCCGGGGGCTGGGGCTTCGCCCAGTGCGGCTTGCGCTCCAAGAGCGCCTCGAGGTCCGCCTTGATGGCCGCCTCGTCGATCTCACCGTCAGAGTCCATGTACGAGCCCAGATCGAGTGCACCGACCGCGTCCTCCGGGTCCGCGAACCCGCTCGCGGCAAGCGCCTGCACCTGCGTGCGCACCAGACGCTGACGCGTCTGCGTGATCTGCTCGGTGGCCCGCGCAAGCTGCTCGTTGAGCCGCTCGGACTCCGTCTTCTGCGAGTCCTTGATGCGCTGCAGCTCCTGAGCGGCCGGCTCCAGATCCTTCAGGCGCTTCCGGAGGTTCGCGGCCTCGCTGTTCTTCTTGCGCAGCTCGGCCTCGAACTTCTTGCGGTCGAACGGCTCCTCCTGCTTGCCCTTAGCCGCCTCCTGGGCGCCCTCGGCCTCGCTGGTGTCGTTCTCCTCGGGGGCGCCGGCCGTCTCCTCGACGGCCTGCTCGTCCTCCGTGCCGGTCTGCTGCTCGGTGCTGGTCTCGTTGTCTTCGGGCATGACGAAACGGCCCTCCAGGGGCTCGAAAACTGGAATCGGCCGCCACCAGGGCAGCCAGTCGGAAAAGGGTCAGTGGGCAGCCGGGAGGTGCCCGTGTTCGGCCAGCGCCCGCCTGAACAGGCGGAGCTGGTCTCCCGAGTGGTTGGCGGCGTACTCGCGGTAGATCCGGTCCCACTCGCGTGCATGGGCGGACAGCTCGAACCGCTGCCCTTTGAACACCGGGATGGCCATGCAGTGACAGCCGTCGTGAGCCCGGAAGTCGACCGTCTCCCGCGCGTAGACGGCGCCGCGGGCCGCGAGGAGCTTGCAGAACGCGCAGGCGCCCAACGATGCCGAGCGGGCCCAGGCGACGGCTTGTCGGTCCGTCCGCACGGCGCCTTGGACCGTGCCCCGGCCGGTGTCCGCCACCAGCTTCTGGGCAACCGCCTCGGCCTTCTTCTCGGCCTGTACAAGCCGGGTGTCCAGCGACAACCGCTGAGCCTCCGTGGTTGCGGGACCCTGCGGATCGCGCGGCCACAGATCCTTCGTCGCCCACCGCAGTGACGCGTCCGTGTGATCCTGCGAAGGAGGATCAGCGACCGCGGCAGCGAACACGCCGCTCGCCCCGGCCGCATCCCTCTGCGTGTCGTAGAAGTCCGCGGCCAGCGACGACGACACCTGCGCGTACTGGGCTATCACCGCATTCATCGCGGCCAGCCAGTCCGGCACAGAAGCCTGCAGCCGAGCCGGAATGATCAGCCTGCGAAGGCCGCGGACATCGCGCACCAGCAGCCTCGTCAGACCGAGCTGAGCGGCCCGGTAGCGCTCGGCATCGCGGCCCCCGTCAGAGACTGTTGCCGCCACCGGAGACCTCCGCTGCCGACGGAAGCGGCGACTGCTGGTCGTTCAGGGCGGCCAGGCGCTCCATGAGCCCGCCACCGGCAGCCGTGGCACTCGAGCGGCGCCGGTCCGCCGCGACCCGCTGCCGCTGGCCCTCTGTCAAGCCGGCCATCTCCAGCGTCACGTCCGAGTCCGCGGGCAACACCCCGGCCTGGACGAGCTTCACCGTGGCGTCCACCTGCGCCGCCACCGTCGGCGTCGCAGGATTCCGCCACACCGTCTCGATACGGCGCGCCTTGTCCGGCGGTTCACCGTCTCGAACCCACAGCGCCAGCCGCATCGCCTGCTGCCAGGCCGCACCGAACCGGCGGATCCGGCGTTCGCTACGCTTGACGAGCTTCGACTCGGTCGAACGGATCGCGTCCGCCGACGCCGGGTTGTCGGTGGTGTAGCCGAGCATGTGCGGCGGCAGACCGAACTGGCTCGACATGATCCGCGCATACAAGTCGATGATCTTCGTCATGCCGGTCGGATCATGGGCAGCGAACTGGCCCACCGCCGGAACATTGCCGTCCTCGTCCCGCTCCAGCGCCAGCACACGCCCGATGTACGTCTCCCACGCACTCTTCGCGTTGCCCTCGGCATCCTGGAACGCCGACTCCGCCGCCCCGAGAATGTAGCGCTGCGGAGCGCCGAAGAACTCGCTGGCCACCTCCATGCCCATCAGGCGCCGGCACGCGGCATCCGTGATCGACATGACCTCCGGGGTGATCTCCGAACGACCGATGCGGTCCGCAGTGCGCTGCCGGTTCGCCATCCGCACCACCGGCACAACACCCAGGTTGTGCACGTCCCGGTCGACCACCTCCCAGCCGCCCGACTGGGACGGCAGCGCAGTCACCGTCTGATCCGGCAGATACAGCACGAGCATGCGCTCTTCCGGCCCGGACTCGAGGAAGGTGTCGGCCATGCACTCCCGCAGGGCCGCCGTCCCCATCCGCAGACGCGCATCCCACATCAGCGTCATGTCCAGCGGCGACTCAACCGAGATCAGCGGCGGCGCCTCCGTGTCGTCGGAGGAGCCAACCGCCAGGTACTCGCGGCCGTAGACGAGAGCGTCCAAGTGCGCCAGCGACGACTCGTCGAACAAGTCGTTGGCGTCCGCGATCTCATCCAGCTCCGCAGAATCCGAGCCGTCCTTCCAGCGGAACGCCTCCAAGTCGAGGCGCTCCTCCAGCGACTCCACACCCACCCGCGGCCAGCCGATCACCGTGTGCAGGCCTTTGAGCTGCGGAGGAATGCTGATGCCGAGATCCCGCACCAGCTGCTCGCCGTTGAAGTAGGCGTCCCTCAGCAGCAGCGTCCAGCGATCCCGCAGCATGTCCGTCCGCAGCACGTTGATCAGTGCGAGTTCATCGTCCGACAGTGTCAACAGCGGCAGTTCAGGGATCGAGACGGTCACCGCAGCACCACCACCCGTCCCTTGCCGCGCGACTTCGGTCGCTTCGCCCATGCCGGAGAGTTCATGACCATGCGCCGCAGCATCCGCGCCCCGATCGCACACACCGCCAAGTCGACCTTGCGAGCCGACTCGCGATGCTCCTTGCCGATCGTGTAACCCCATGCGTTCGTGCGCCGCCTGGAGTTCGCGATGTGCTGCCGAAGGATCTTGTGACCGTCATGCGACAACTGCCGCTCCAGTACATCCCGGTAGAACCGATCCACAGCCTCCGTGAAAGCCTGCTGCCGCCGGCGGTCTCCCATGTCCCACATCACCGCGTGCTGGCCGTGGCCCGAGGCGACCGCCTTCAGCTTCAAACGCTTGCCGTACCGCTGCGCCCAGGCATCCACGAAACCGTCCCAGTAGCGCTCTCCATCCGCCTCGTCGTACCCGGCGCCTGGGTCCGCGAAGAACGCGAGCGGCTTGTACGTGGCGAACACCTGGTCCACGACGCCGTCAACCTCGTCGCGGGGCACTCTCCACGGGGTACCGTCCGACCAGTTCGCCGGCCGCTGCCACACCCCGAGCGTCTTGATGAAGCCATCCGACATGCGGCAGCCGACCAGGCCCGTCGCGTCGTCGGACTTCGACCCGTCGAAGAACAGCGCCAACTCATCGCCGGGCTCCAAGTCGATGTCCTCGTGCGGGCACGCGTCCCATTCGTAGGGCGCGAGGAACGCGTCCTCCGCAGCGACGATCTGGTTGAACCAGAACCGGCGCGACCTGCTCGGCGGATTGCGGACGTCAAGGATCGAGGCTTTCAGCCGCTCGATGTCCAGCCACACCGAATCCCCGCGGACAGCCTTCAGTGTGGGCTCGATCCATGCCTCGGTGAGCTTCGCCTCGGCCGGCGCCTCCAACGAGTCGTAGAACAGACCCACGTCCACCGCTCGGCCGGACGCTGTGGACTCGAAAGCCTCCCGAGTGCGCTCGGCGACGCTATCCTCGCCAGGCTCGTAGGCGTTCGTGTTCGCCAGCGTTCGGGACGCCCCATCTGCCGACTTCGTGGCGTTGCGCTCGATCACGGCAGCCATCTCGTGGCCCTGGTTCGACTCCACCCAGTGATGGGTCTCGCCAAGGTTCACCGCTGTCGGCCGACCGCCCTCAAGCGCCCGAGGCGAAGATGTGACGGCCTCAATCCGGGCTCGCCCTTTGTCGGCATAGATGATTTCCTTGCCGAGGTCGATCCGGTACTCCTCGATCGCCCGCTTCGACAGGAT